TCAAGCGTGACGCCGAGGAAGTTGACGAAGATGGAGAGGCGTTTTTAGCGTTCGTAAAGGCGCTGAAACACTAACCGCGCATCACGCGCACCACCAGCCACCTATCGGTGGTTTTTTTATGCCTGAGATATGGCGAGGAAGTGATTTATGAGTACTGAAATCAAAGCTGCAATACAGCAGTTCAACGAAACCTGGCATGGGTTCAAGAAAGCCAACGACGAGCGTATTGCCGCAGTTGAGAAAACCGGCGTTGACGGCACCGAGGCGAAGGCAAAAGTCGAGGCCATCGAAACCAAGATGGCGAAGCTGGACGAGCTGCAGTCGCGCCTGGAAAAAGCCGAAATCAAGCTGGACACCCCTGAGCTTGTCAAGGGTGATGTCAGCAAGGCCGAGCGCGATCACCTGAAAGCGTTTGACCACATGATTCGAGGTGTTTCCTTTGGCCAGAAGTCGTTTAACACGGAGCGCGAAGCGGCCTATGTCGAGTCCTGCAAGGCGGTTTCTATCGGAACCACCACTGCCGGCGGGCATGCTGTGCCAGAGGTCATCAGTCGCCAGATTGATGCCAAACTGCTCGATATCTCCGTCATGCTGCCCCTGGTGAAGGTAGTCCAGGTCGGAACGTCTGACTACAAGGAATTGGTCGATGTTAAAGGCGCGTCCGGTGGGTGGGTTGGGGAGACTGATTCCCGCTCTGAAACCACCACGCCCGGCCTCGAACAGGTCGCGCCGACGATGGGCATTGTGTACGCCTATCCGAAGGCTACAGAGGAGTCGCTTCAGGATATTTTCTTCAACGTCCAGGACTGGCTTGTCAATTCTGCAGTCGAGCAGTTTGACCAGCTGATTGGCGCCGCCATCATCTCTGGCAACGGCACCAATAAGCCGACCGGCTTTTTGAATACCACGCCTGTTGATGAGGATGATGAAAACGCCTCACCGACCCGTCCGTTCGGCACGCTTCAGTATGTGCCCACAGGGAAGGCCGGCGCGTTGCCATCGGCATTCAACCTGAACAGCTCTCCGCAGATTTCTGCGGTGCAGGGTGATTTCCTGCTTACCCTGATTCACAAGCTGAAGGCCGGTTATCGCCAGAATGCGCGGTTTCTGATGAACAAGGCCACACTGGCCTCTGTTCGCAAGTTCCGAGACGCTGATGGTAACTACCTGTGGCAGCCGAGCGTGCAGATGGGTACTCCGTCCATGCTGTTCGGTTACCCGGTGAGCGAAATGGAAGATATGCCGAACGTGGGGAGCAATACCTACCCTATCGCGTTTGGTGACTTCCGCGCTGCCTACACGTTTGTAAACCGTGTCGGCACTTCGATCACTATCGATGACAACATCACCACGCCTGGCTATGTGAAGTTCTACATCCGCCGCCGCGTCGGTGGCAAACTGCGCAACGATGACGCGATCAAAGTCGTGAAGTGCGCCGCCACCTGATCTAGCGAAAGCTAAGCGGAACAGGGGTCAGCAATGGCCCCTGCTTTTTTATGGAAGTAATATTGACCCAAAGAATTTACGGTGCCGCTGATGGTGAAATATACCCTCGGTGGTATGAAGTTGGGCAAGTCGTTCGCGGCGGGCTTGCTTTGTGCGCCATAGATCAGGGCGCTGCAGAAAAAAAAAGAGAGTCATTAAAGCCGGATCACCTGAAAGCTACTTTTGCATCGCCACTGGACCCAGTCTCACCAGAGCAGATTGCGAAACCGCGCAGGGGAAGGCCGAGAAAGTCATTGTAGTCAATGACGCTTATCGGATGGTCCCTGATGCCGATTATCTGTATGCCTGTGACCCGCAGTGGTGGGCTATCCATATCGAGGAAGTAAGGCGGACTTTCAAGGGCAAGCTGGTTACCCAGTACCATACCGACGATGGCAAGAAAGTAGCCGAAGGGCTTGGACTGCAGGCGATTCAAGGTGCCCATAACAAGGGTTTGGGCCGGGGAATATTGCACTTCAACAGCAACTCAGGCGCACAGGCGATAAACCTGGCCTATCTGCTGGGGGCCAAACGTATCGGATTGCTGGGGTATGACATGGGGGCTACTGGACGTAGTCACTTCTTCGGCAGTCACCCTAAAGGCCTGATAAACGGCAATTATCAAAACTATGTGCCGGAATTCACCAGACTGGCAAAGGATTTAGAGCAGGAAGGGGTGGAGGTGGTCAACTGCACCCGTAAAACCCTGCTGACTCAATTCAAGCAACAATCGCTGGAGGCGTATGCGGGGAATTATCATCGGGACGGGGCCGAGCCTGACAGCCGATGCGATCAAGCAGATAAACAGCTCGCGACTGCCTAAGTTTGGATGCAACAACACCTACCAGGTGTGCGAATTATCCGCCCTGTTGGCATGTAATCCCGAGTGGTGGGATTACTACTGGAATCGCGATGAGAAATTGCGCCGAGGCGAGTTTACGAAGTGGACATGGGACCGGCCCACGGCAAACAAGTACGGACTGGCCTATATCGAGGGCCGCTGGGGTGACGGGTTGTCCACCGATCCTGGCTATATCCACTACGGCCATTCCAGCGGCTATCAATTGCTGGGGTTAGCGTTACACCACGGGGTCACTGAGTTTATTTTGATCGGGTACGATTTGAGATACCCGAAAGGCTACTCGAAAACCTACCGCGATCCCGGTGGTGATAGACACTATTTCGGCGAATATCCACCCGAGCTGGGGCACTGGCCGGCGGCTGGACAAAATGGCGAGATGACGGGTTTGCTTGAATGTTACCGGACCATTAACCCGGCAGAGCTGGGAATCAGGATTATCAACTGTAGCCCAGGGTCGGCGCTGGACTTTTTTGAGATGGGCGATTTGGGAGATTGGATTTAGTGGGCGATGTTGTAAGGGATGCTGACAAGTTCCGCAAAGGTTGGACTGGAGGGCTGCCGGAAACCAAGTGCGGCCATGGGTCCATGCTGTCCCAGACTGTCCGGCAGCGGGAATGGATACCCGAGATGATCCGAAAGTATGACATTGAATCCATCGCCGATATCGGCGCGGGGGATCTTAACTGGATCAAGAAAATGGACCTTGCAGGAGCAAGCTACCGGGCATATGACCTGGTCCCGAGATTGCCGCAAGTGGTGGCTTTTGACCTGGTCAACGATGTGGCACCTCGAGCGGACCTGCTGATGTGCTTGTGGGTGCTGAATCATCTGGAAATGGAGCCTTGCCGACAAGCAATCGCCAATCTCAAGGCCAGCGGCAGTAAGTACCTGATGATGACGGATAGACCGATATGGCACCACGAGCAGCCGGAAGAAATTATTATGCAGCCGATAGAAAGCCTGCGGCTGAATAACAAGAATGACTCGATTTTGCTGGTGAGGCTATGAATCCCATACCTGAATACTGCCACCACTTCCTGTTTCCGCTGGTGGGCAACAGAATGCTGGAGTTCGGCAACAAGAAAACCGGCGATGTGAGCTACAAGAGCTGGTTTGTGGCGCAGGGCATTGAGCATGTTTCGGTAGACTGGAATGGGTTGGACGGGGCTTTAAAGCTGGATTTGAGGAAGCCGCTAAACCTTGGGCAATTCAGCATGGTGACAAATCTAGGTACGACTGAGCATGTGTCCGAGCAGGAGCCGGTTTGGGAGAATATCCACCGGGCCTGTCAGGTCGGCGGGGTGATTATATCCATGTGTCCCATGCCTGGGGACTGGTGGTGGCACGGCGAATGGTATCCGAAAAAGGACTTTTACACCGAATTTGCCGCGCTGAACGGGTATGAAATCGAGCATATGGGGATAGGGAAAACTCACCCTTCGCGCAATATAGATGTTCGCATGGTCAAGGTTTTAGACCCGCCCTTTACCATGCCAGACCCTAAGACGATGTTTTACAACCAGATGAGGTCGCGTTAAATAATTGTTGACAGGCTGGCGACCATTGGTCTAACGTCTGTCCTGCGGGCAATCCGCAAACCCACAGTCTACGGCAATGGCCGAGGAGTAATGTTATGGCAGCAAGAGGCAAAGCAAGCGATGGCGTCGCGGTAGTTAAAGCGGCAAACATCCTGCAAACCACACTGAGAATACAAGGCACCGCGCCCCTGGTGCAGTTGAAGTTTTCCACCAAAGCAAAAGAGCAGATGATGGCTAATATGGCCACGCCTGCTGCTGAAAAGAAAGCCAAGGCGGTTCGCCCGCCCCGCGATTACGATGCCGACTTTGTGGCGGCGCAGCACATATCGGTCGCCGGGTGGAATGGAATGCCTTGCGCTGCCTTTCGTAGCGCGATGATTGACGCCTGCCGGACGGTGGGGCTGGTCATGACAAAGGCGAAAATGTCGGTATTTGTCATCCCTGAGGGGTTTGACGCTGATGATGGTACGCCGCTGGTCAAGATTATCGGCAGCCCTCCCGAGCGGATGGAGTCGCTGGTTCGGAATGACAACGGCGGCGCGGATGTTCGCATTCGGGCAATGTGGCGCGAGTGGGAAATGGACGTTAATGTTGAGTTTGACGCCGACATGATTACGCCGGATTCGGTAGTGAATCTGCTGGACAGGGCGGGGCGGCAGGTAGGGATCGGCGAGGGTCGGCCATTCAGCAAAAACAGCGTCGGCCAAGGCTGGGGCACGTTTAAAGTGGTGAATTCATGAGTGCGCAAAAGCTGGAGATAACGGCAACCGGCGCATTCTCCGAGGAGATTCGCTCTAGCCTTATTGGCCTTGCTCTGCGGCATGATGGCAGGCTGGACCCTGAACTGGTGGTGCAGGAGGCGGCTAACCCTGACTCGCCATTGCACTCCCGGTTTGAGTGGGACGATACCGAGGCGGCGCGCAAGTACCGCAACGTGCAGGCGGGTGTACTGATACGGCACATCAAGATTACCGTTGTGCGGCAGGAGCCTGAAACAAAAGAAGTGACTCTGACCACCACGCGGGAGTTCCAGTCGCTGCCCAGCAATCGCACCAAAAAGGGCGATACGTCTGACGCGGCCAATGGGAGTTATGAGCGGGTGTCGGAGATTATGAGCGACCCTGAAAAGCGCGGCGAGATGTTGGCCACGGCTTTAAGGGAGCTGGCGGCCTATCGGAAACGGTATGCTGACCTGACTGAGCTGGCGGCTGTTTGGCGCGAGTTTGATAAAGTGGCCGAGGGCTAGGCAGGCCCGGCAGGGCAAGGCCGGGCCGGGCAAGGCGTGGCGTGGCAAGGCATGGCAGGCAGGGCCGGGCTCGGCTAGGCTCGGCGGGGTCAGGCTCGGCAAGGCGAGGCACGGCAGGCGAGGCGAGGCGGGGTTTGGCCGGGCCGGGCTAGGCAGGCTTGGCAAGGCTGGGCGGGGCATGGCGCGGCTTGGCTTGGCAAGGCAAACACAAGGCAGGCAAATGACACCAGAGCAAGTCAAGGCACTACGCAAGAAAAGTGGCCTATCGGTCGCTGAAGCTGCGCGGTGCGTTCAAATCGCTGACAGATCATGGCAGCGGTATGAGTCTGGTGAGAGAAAAATACCCGAGGGGATAGTAGAGTTATTCTGTCTCAAGAATGGGTTGAAGTACCGCTAGGCAGGCAAGGCTCGGCCCGGCATGGCAGGGCTCGGCAAGGCGCGGCATGGTGTGGCAGGCAGGGCGTGGCGTGGTATGGCATGGCGTGGTAAGGCATGGCAGGAACGGCCAGGCGTGGTACGGCCTGGCGGGGCGCGGAATGGCGAGTAATGGCCCGGCACGGCAGGCAAACATTAGGCGACTTTAGGGTCGCCTTTTTTATGGGCGAGTGAATGGTAACTGTTTGGGCAGTTTGTGTAGGTTCCGGCTATTCCCATGATGATGTGCGGACTCTGCGGGATCAGGTATCCCGCAACCTGAAGCTGCCGCACAAATTCGTTGCACTGACTGACCGCCCGATTGCAGGTGTTGACTGCTGTATCCCTGATGAGACTTGGCCGGGGTGGTTTAGTAAGCTGCTGATATTCCGGCACGGCACTGTTGGGCGAAACCTGTACATTGATCTGGATTGCGTGGTTACTGGGGATCTGGCACCGCTGCTGTCTGACGCGATAAGCGCGCCGGCAAACTGGGCGCAATCTGGCCACGGCGGGGTGCAAAGCTCTGTCATGGCATGGTCGGGCGACTGGTCATTTATCGCCGATTCGTTTGACCCTTCATTGTTGCGCGATGACCCGCGCCACCCTTTCGGGCGGTACGGCAACACCGATTACTGGGGCGATCAGGGATTTTTAACCGGACTGCTGGGCAATCCCGGGGATGGAAAGATTGAGCCAATGGCGGGGGTGTATTCCTACCGATACCATTGCGCGGCAGGACGTTTTCCTGCTGATGCCAGTATCGTGGCTTTTCATGGACGGCCAAAGGCATCCGAGGTATCTGACGCATGGGTAATTGCCGCACGGTCATCCATGCCAATGGCAGTCTAGCCCACCAGGTCAGGATAGCCGCCGCGTTACATTCTGGTACGGGGTGGGAGATCAGCTTCCGGCCCGATACCCCGGCGGATATTCACGTTGTCCTGGGTCCGTGGTTTGCGCTGGACCGCTGGCGACATGGCAAAACCCTGTACATTGACCGGGCCTATTGGGGCGACCCTGATTGTGTGTCGATTCACTGGCTGGCCGGGGGCGAGAAGGTCCGACTAAAGGGGATGCCATACCGGCCCCACCCAGAGCTGCAGCAATCAAAAACAGGCAGCCGCAGGGTGTACCTGTGCGACTACAAGGCCGAGCCTGAAGGTCAATTTGACACCGTCCGGTACCACCCGGCAGACAGGCCAGCGACTGAAAGCCTGAAAGAGATACTAAACACCCACGATATAGCCATAGGCAAGCGCACCACCGCATTGGTGGACGCGGCCATTGCCGGGCTACGGATGGAGACTGACGACCCCCACAGCCCCGTATACGGGCTTATAGACCGGGGTCAGTGGATTATTGATCTGGCCTGGCATAACTGGTCACTGGATGAGATTGCAACGGGAGTATTTTTAGATGCCATTGGTAGACCTGACCCAGAGAAGTGATCCGCCTGTGACACTGGATGAAGCGAAAGACCAGTGCCGGATACTCTGTACCGATTACAACCACGATACCAGACTGTTACGGCTGATCGACGAGGCCACCCGGTCGATTGAGACCTACACCGGGGCGAGGCTGGCATCTCAGTCCGTCAGGCTGGAGCTGGACGGATTCCCCGAGTGGGATCTGGACTTGGGGGTCTATCCGGTCAACTCCATAACCTCGGTGAAGTACGACGATGCCGACAACGTGGAGCAGACAATGGTCCTGGGGACGGATTACTGGGAGTCGC